TCGCGGTACACGTTCGCCAGATCCATGTCGAGGTCGGCGGCCAGGTGCTCCAGGTGCAGCTCGTTGCCGTTTTTGTCGACCGCATATTCACAGCGATGGCCCCACGCGATGGTGTGATCGGCCATCCAGCTCGTGATGCGGAATAGCGGCGGGTTCCCTTTGCGTTGCGGCCAGTGGTGCTGATCGGGAGGATACGGGCTATACCCTTTCTTGCTGCCCATGCGCTTGACCAGGGCGACGGCTTCAGGGTGGCTATTATCGGCGCGGTGGCGCTTCCCCGGGCCCGTCATCACATACGGGTGCTTCTCGGTGGTCTGTTTTTCCGTCTGTGCCAATGGAAAATCCCTCCATGCGCACGCTGCCGTACGCATAATCTTGGGTGAGTCTATTGAATTGGGAAAGAAGGCTGGCTTATGATCTGAAGTGAGCCCGGAAAGTCTCCCAACTCGTTGCAACTGATGGCTGTTTCCTCCGCCAAGATGACCCAGCCATGAGTGGTTAGAAATGGGGGGCGGTCTCCCAGGGCTCACCGAGGGAAGTTTCATTGTCACGGAGTGCCCCGCTTTTTGAGGCGTGGCATAATTTGATATTATCCGCGCCTGAGAAACCCCCGATACCCGAAGTCGATCTAGAAACCGCCGCCGTTGCGGGGTATAGCTGACTGAGTGTCTCGGCCCCTCGCTCATCCCACTGGAATCATTCCTACCGAAGAAGAGCTCGCGCAGTACCGCTTGGAACTTGCCCGCGCCCTCCGCGCGCCGCGGACCTTGCTGGGCTATGCCAGCGATTGGAAAGCCTTCACCGCGTGGTGTAAAGAAGCGGGCCATGAGTCGCTGCCCGCGTGCACGTCGACCGTCGCGCTGTATCTCACCGATCGCTTGAGCCGCGGCTACAAGATCACCAGCGCCGCGCGCTTCGTCTCCGCGATCCGCTGGTGCCACCGCCAGGCCGGCCACGAATCGCCCTGCACGCGCGAAGTCTACGCGCTGCTCACCGGCGCCCAGCGCATCCGCTGCGAGCAGCCCGACCAGAAAACGCCGCTCACCGTCGACCAGCTCCGCCAGATTCTCGGCCACATGACCGAGGCGCGCGCCGAGGTAGTGCGCAATCGCGCCATCCTGCTGTTCGGCTTTGCCACAGCCTTGAGACGCTCGAACCTGTGTGCGCTCGATATGGCCGATCTGCGTTTCCTCGAGGGAGGCGTGTCCGTGCTGATCCGGCGCGAGAAGCAAGACCAGAAAGGGATCGGCCGCGTGTTGGGCGTCGTCGCCGGCGCGCATTCCGAAACCTGCCCTGTGAAAGCGCTCCGGGCCTGGCTGGACGTGCGGGGCGATGATAAACCTGGTCCGGTGTTCACCCAGACCGTGGGGCGCGGATACGTGGCCACGTTGAAGCGGCTCAATCCCAATCGTATCGGCGTCATCGTGCAGAAGGCCGTCGCCAGCGTTGGCCTCGATCCGCGGAGCTATGCCGCGCATTCCCTCCGCTCGGGTTTCGTGACAGAAGCGATTGAAAACGGGGTCGGCGAATTTGTGGTGGCGGCGCAGACGGGCCACCGCTCGCTCGTAAACCTCCGTCGTTACTTCCGCTCGCAAGATCCGTTCCGCGGCAATCCCGTTTCTAAATTGGGTCTCTAATCGAGGTTGGACGCGGCGACTCATAACCAGATGGCCCCGGTTCAGGTGGGCCTTTGCGAGTGAGGTGTAGACGGCAGAGCTGAACCGCCGGATGAGTCAACCGGACGACTCCACCGCCCAACACCCCAAATGCAGTATCGAGAGTACCACACTGGCCACGGATTACAAGGGGGCGGTCTCAGCAAAATCCTTGACGCGTTTCGCGCGGGTTGTGTTGTAGTCTCATGCATGGTCGTGTTGTTCGTGAACACGCCATCGGGCCGGCCCCCTTTCCTGTCCGTTGAGGGGGCCGTGCCCCGCTATTTTACAATTAGCGAAGTCTGGGAATCAGTGTAAGCCGTGTTCGCCAGCGAACACAAGCCCCTTGTTTGCCCTTCGCCTGCCGTTCGTCTTTCCTGGAAAGGATTCTTTCCAAGCTCACGGATTCTGGGTATCAAACGATCCACAATTCTGATTAGGCGGCCTCCTCTCCCGGCAATCGAGCCGCGGCCATCGCCCGGCAATAGATCGCGTCGCAGGTACATCCCCGACCGTGGGGCAGGTCGCGCGTGAGTCCCGTTTCGAGCGCATCGGGATGCTGCAATCCCCAAATGAGCAATTGGAGACGGTTTTCGCAGCCGAGTTCATTTAACATCGAAGTCACGGCCTTGTGCACGGTCCACGGCGCCAAACCGAGGACCGACGCGATTGCTTTGTCCGAAGACTCGCCGACACAGACGAGTCGAAGAATACTTACTTCCCGGGGGGCCAGTTGCAAGCTGCGCCCCTCATCCTTTTTTTGAAATCGGCGCAATGGGACCTCTGAGCCAAAACCGGAGGAATGGAGGGTCCGCGGTATACCCCCCATTTGTAGGGCACTCCAATTGTAGGATTGTTTTGTCTGAAATATCGGGCATACTCATAGGGAATGCGTACCGCTGTTTCAGTGATTGCGCCCCCAGCCCCTCAAAACACAGTAGTTGTAGACCCCGTACTGATCGACAAATTAGGCGAACTGCGCAGGAAAGAGGCGGAATTCAAACCTACTGCCGACGAATTGAAGGACGTGGAGAAGCAGCTCGCCCTGGCCGTGGATGCCGTGCCCGGCGACCAATCCCCTAGCTTTCCAGGCAACGAATACACCCTCGTGGTAGGTCTACGCGACAACAGGCGGACCATCACGCGCAAGTGGAAAGCCTTCACGATTCTGAAGCGGATCCTCGGAATGAAGCCGCTCATCGAGCTGCTCACCATTCCCTTGAAAGAGGCCATCGACAAGCACGTGCCGATGGTGGAGCATCACCTGTTTCTGGTTTCAAAGCGAACCGGGCCGCGGGAATTGACCGCGGTAGCCAAGGCGCGCACGATCCCCGCGAAAGCGGCATAGGAGAAGATTTGTCAGCTACAACGCAAGCGCCGTTGAACATCGCGGAAATGAAGGAACGCCTCTACGCCGAGGCGGAGAAGATTCGGGCTCACGCCCAATCCGACGCCCAATGCGGCTCCAACGCCCAATGCGCTCAGCGTGAAAAGTACTGGGTGGAGCTTTCCATCGAAGAGAAGATCGAGCGCATGCGGCTGATGGTCAAGAACTACGGACACGCGCTCGAGCAAATTGAGCGGCAGCGGGCGGAGTTACGCCAGCTCCGGCAAAACCTGAACACCCACCGGCACGCGATGGAAGACGGCGGCAAGGTCATGCTCCCCGCGGATCGGCGCGGCGAAGACAGTGAAATCGGGTATATCGGCAAGGACGCGACTTGCGAAGACCCCGCGAAGTCGTATTTTTAGGCCGGCATGATGCGAGCGGAAAGCTGCGAGCGCGACATTCTGAGGAAGTTGCAATCGGGTCCGCTCGGCCTGGACGAGTTGCGGCGCTTATTTGTGCGCTGGGGCTACCTCCGAAGCATCGGAGCTGCCTAATACATCGAGTGGTCTGCCGGAGCGGACCCAGGGCTAAACTACCCCGCGCACCAAATGAGCAGAATACCTGTCTACTTTTTCGGAGCACGGATTGAATGGGCCACGGGCGCCCGCGTGAAAGAGTTACTGCAAGCTCCCAACGCCACGGCCGTGATTGACCGCAAAACGGGCCAGGTGAAGCGCTTCAACCTCGTAGAGTTCAGCGATGATCGGACTATGGAAGTGCATCGGGGGAATCCGAGGCGGTACAGCTTCGATTACGAAACCGATCAGAACCCGCCGCGGTGTTGGACGCTCCGCTACCTCCGCAGGGACACAGCGGGCCTCTATAAGCTGTCCGTGACCGATTGTCTGAAGAAGGCCGCGTGAGAGCCACCTACACCGCTCCCCAGCGGGACTGCACCACCTGCGGGAAGTCGTTTCTGCCGGTGGAAAGCGATAAGGAGCGGATCTGCGGCATCTGCCGGCGCGCGAAACTCCCAGAGCATAAGATGCGTAAGGTGCGCATCTGCCTGGAATGCAACAGCACAGATTGTGAGCATCTCCGCAAGCCGCGGGCGCTCACCCCGCAGGAGGCCCGCTGCCTGGTATTAGTGAGCCGCGGGTTGCTCAATAAAGAGATCGCCTACGAGCTCGATCTTACGGAGGGCACGGTGAAGATTTACAACTGCCAGGCGTATCGAAAGCTCGGCGTACACACGCGGGTGGCAGCCGCGCTCTGGGCGCGCGATCACGCGGACTTACTCAACCAGGCCCTCGGCATCCCCACAGTTTCTATAGCGCCGTTACCTCCGGCGCCGTAGGAAGACCGAGACCCCGCGGCCTCTTTCCATGCCTTGCTTCTAATCCTCCCAGGGCAGGAGGCCGCACTCCGTCTTTATGAAAGACCACGATGTTCGCACCAGCGCCGCTCACAACCGAAGCGCAGCTCGCCGATCACGCCGCGCGCCTGCTCAATCTGGAGACGGGGCAGCGAGTCGAGACGGCGGACCGCAAGATCCTGAACGACAAAGTGGATGCGCTCAAAAACTGGATCATGGGGACGCTCGCCGCGGCGCTGACCAGCCTGGTGACGCAAATCCTGATGCACGTCCTGTCATCGACCCCGCCGATGAAATGACGAGCGTCCTGTTGGGATTGTCCGAATGGCTTCTCGATTTTGGATTGCGGACGCGCCACCGGCTAACCGAAGCGGAACGGATGGAGCTGGTGTGGACGCGCCACCTCATAGCCCGCTGCCTCTCAGTTTCGACTGATTTCGACTAATTTCGACTTGACTTTCGATGCCCCGAAAACGCGCCTGTTTCTGGATGCAATCCGCTTCGGCATTTCGAGTGTCACCGCCGCGGCCGAAGCAGCGGGGGTCACGCGCGCCATTCACTATAAGCGCCTGAAGGCTGATCCGCAATACGCCGCGGCTTTCCATGCAGCGTGGGAAGAGGGGCACGAACGGCGCGCGGACCTGCTAGAAGAACTTGCGTATCAGCACGTGCTCGAGGGAGTCGCGAAACCGGTCGTCTACAAGGGCGAGCTGTCGCGTGTGTGGAATCAGAAACTCCAGAAGTACGAAGACAAGCCACTCACCATCCTCGAGTGGGATCACACCTTGCTGTGGAATCTGCTGAAGGCGGCGAAGCCGGACAGGTATCGCGATCGCTCGGAGGTTTCCGGCCCCAACGGCGGCCCCGTCGAAGCAACTCTGAAAGTGGTATTCGTTGACGCCGCAGCTCACGCAGAACGAAGTCGAGTTTCCGGAAAAGATCCGGTTCCTGTTTGAGCCGGCGCCGGCCAAGGTTCTCTACGGCGGCCGGGACGGCATCAAGTCATGGTCGATGGCGCAGGCGCTGCTCATCATGGGCACGCAATACCGGCTGCGCTGGCTCTGCGCGCGCGAAACCATGCAGTCTCTCGCGGAATCGGTGCACCAGCTCCTCGAGGAGCAAATCGTCAGGCTGGGGTTGCAGGACGGCTACCGCATCGAAAAATCGCGGATCGTAGGCACTAGGCTGCAAACCGCCGGCATGTACGGGCGGCCCATGGCATCGCCGGGCTTCACGGAATTCGTGTTCGCGGGGTTGCACCATAACGTCAATCAGATCAAGAGCTACGAGGGTTTGGACGGCATCTGGGTGGAAGAGGCCGTCGATGTGTCCGCCAATTCCTGGGACACCGTAGTTCCGACGATCCGCAAAGAAGGCGCGGAAATCTGGATCAGTTTCAACCCGAAGCTGGCCACCGATCAGACCTATGTCCGCTGGGTGCTGAATCCCCCGCCGGGCACGGTGGTGGTGCGGACAGGTTACCAAGACAATCTGTGGCTTTCGGAAATCTCGAAGGCGCGCATCGCCCATCTCAAAGAGACGGACGAGGCTAAGTATCTCTGCATCTACGGCGGCGAATGCGATAGCGCGGTAGAGGGCGCCATCTTCGGCCCCCACATGAAAGCCGCGACCGCCGAGAAGCGCATCGGCAACGTGCCTTATAACCGGGCGTATCCGGTGCACACGGTGTGGGATCTGGGCTTTGGCGACGTCACGTCAATCTGGTTCGTGCAGGTCTACGATGGCTGGCACAATTTCATCGACCATGAAGAGGCCAACGCAACCGAGATAGCCGACTGGGTGATCCGGCTGCAAAACAAGCAGTATCTGTACGGCACGGACTGGCTGCCGCACGACGGTGTGGATACGATCATTCACAAGAAACTGGCCGGGGGCGGCGACCGCAAGATGTCCATCGAGATGCTGATGCGGGAAGCCGGCCGCAAGCCGCGCATCGTGCCGAAGATGCTGATTACCGATCAGATCAACGCGGCGCGCACGCTGTTTCCCACATGCCGCTTCGATGAACAGAAGTGCGCGGATGGGATACAGGCGTTACGCCATTACCAATGGCCCGCGTTGAGCGCCGAAGGGGTTTCGCAAAGAAAGCCGCTGCACAACTGGGCGTCGCATGCGTCCTCCGCATTCTGCGGGGCGGCCGTCGCCGTGCGCCAGCCGAAAGCGGAACTGCCACAGCAGCCCCGGCCGCGCAGCGCGCCGCCGAGCCCCTGGAGCTGACTTTACCGATGACAGCCAAGCGCCTTCCCGAGTGGTGTCGGACAGAATTCCGCGTCGGTATGCGAGTGTCGGATATGTCGCGGCCGTTTGCCGGAAACGCCGGCGTGATTACTCAGAAACACGGCTTCCGGCTCAGGATCAAGTGGGATAACGGCTTCGAAAGCTCGCGGCATCGCTCCGAACTGCGGATCGTATCATAAGCACACTCAAGTTAAGGAGACCGAAACGAACATGAGCAACATTCTGCCAGGACAAGTTGGCATTTTCACCGTCGTCCCCGTGGACACCAACGGAAAACAAGAACCAGTCACGGGAACCGCGAAGGTCAGCGACTACACCAGCGCATATGTGGTGGGCACGCCGAATGCGAACGAATATATGATCGTACCCAAGATCACCATCCCGGCCGGCCAGAGCGTGACGGTGAGCGTGGATTTCAGCGCTACCGCCTCGGACGGATCGAAACTCCCGGCCTTTTCCGTGGCGTTTACCCTCATGGGCGCCGCCGCACCTCCGCCCGCCGTTCAACTGGTGCTGCAGAGCTCGGTTGCCGTCGCCGCTTCGAGCGTGACCGTGCCGAAAGATCCGGGCAGCGATACCATCGCCATCAACGTGGGGACGCCGCCCCCGCCTCCTCCGCCCCCGCCTCCGCCGCCGGCCGCGTAGGATGGATGCCATGAGAAAGGGACTGCTGGCCCTTTGTTTGTTGGCGGTCCCTCTCTTCGCCCAAACACCACCGGTCTATACCGTCACCCCCACCTTTGTGGCGGTGACGATCGGGACGGATCTTTACTGTGGATTGCGGCCCCTCGCCGGGCAGTATCAGGTGTACTGCTTCTCCACGGTTGCCACCGCGTGGGATTCGTTGCGGCTGAATCAGATTTCGTCGCTGCCATTCTACGCTTTCTCGCAAGGGAACACCGGAGCAGGCACCCAAACTCCCTTGAATACTGTGTCGTGGCTCGTGTTCAAAGACGCTGGCGGCGTGATCAATTGGCAGATCGCCCTGAATGGCGCCATGGGCAAGCAAGGCACCTTCTAGCCCGGGCAACCTCGTGAATCACCGCTATTTCGACCTGACCTGGGACGATCCGGACCCCATCGAAACCATCGCCTGGGACCTACCCGGGCAAAGGACAAAACACTCTCATGACGCAAACCGAAATCGACCAGGCTATCGTCGCGCAACTGGGCTCAAATCCTAACGAGCCGCTGCCATCGAACCCGGACATTGACAAGGCCCTCGCCAACTACGTGGCCGAAGCCTCCACCGTGGCCGCGATGCTCAACGCCAACCTGACCTTCAATTACAAGGTGGGCTTCCAGAATTGGGCCGATGCGGTGATTGCCGGCAAGATTGCGAACACGAACCCGCCCCAACCCCCCGCGGCATGGGCGGCCGTCAAAGCTTCGAACGGCTGGAGCTACGTGATTCGCGGGACGGACCCGGTTACCACCGTGCCCCCCATCCCGTCGATTCCGCCGCCGCCCCCGCCGCTTCCGGAGCCCGCCAACGTGCGCAACGTGCCGGCGGGGGACACGATGCCTGTCGGCTACGTGCTGGTGGTGCCTGACGGCTCCCATTGGCAGAAGCAGGCCAGCCCCACGCCGTTCGGCATGGCGTACTTCTACCAGCGGGTGGGATAAGTGGCTAAACTCGCAGCCGCCGCCCGCAACCGCTTGCCGGATTCCGCCTTCGGGCAGCCTAAACAGCGTAAGTACCCGGAGGAGGATAAGGGCCACGCCGCGAACGCGAAAGCCCGCGCGACCCAGCAGGTGAAGAAGGGCAAGCTGTCGCCCGCCGCGGCGGCCAGAATCCGGGCGAAAGCCGACCGCATTTTAGGAGATTGATACATGCAAAAGAAAATCGTCGCAGTCAACAAGATGGGCCTCCACGGCCATCTGATGCTGGACCTGGAAGACGGCACGAAACAGACCGTGTTCCGCGGAGACCATGAAGCCCACAGCCCGAAGCCGGGTGACCTGTGGCCGCCCGAGGGTCATGAGCACGTGACCGCTGGAGTCCAGACCGGCGGGCTTGTGAAAAAGGGCTGACATGGAAGGCTGCGCGATCGCCCGAGATCCGGCAACCGGGAATAGAGTCACTATCGCCCTATCGCCCACTGGCGGCCTCGCCTATTCGTTTAATGGCACCCCGGCGGAATGCGTGTCACCGGAGCTCCACGGCAAACCCCTCAACTGGATTGCGATGGAACTACTCCGAAGGCGCTTAAACGCCTTGCAAGCAAGCGACGGCGAAGAGGAGACACTCCCATGAAAAACGAACTGGAAGAGATGCGCATCCGGGTCGCCAAGAATGGCGGCCACACGGTTACGCACGAGTTCGAGCGCAAGGCGACGAAGCGCGAAGGCACCATGAACGGCGGCATCTACAACGAACGGCCGCCCTCCGAAGAGCACGTGTTCGGCCCGGACGATGGAGCCAAGCTGGGTGCTCATCTGGTGAAGCACCTGAACCTCAAAGGCATCTCTACCGCAGGGATGGAAAAGCCAACGGACCAAGAATGAACAGGCAACCCAAGAAACTGATCAACGATTACCTTGGTGGATTCGGTCTGGCCACACTGGACGATCCCCGCGGCATGGTGCAGCAGTTGGGATTCCTCATCCGCGATGATGATCACTTCCGCCAGTTGCTTCTAAAGTGCATCCCTGAAGAGCGTCACAACATGTACGAGTCTCTCCGCCCGTACCTGCGCTTCCCCGCAAGGCCGCTCGAAGACTACATCATCGAAGGCAAGCAGGACGCGGAAGCGCGGCAGTTGCCCACGGTCGACGCGGAAGGGAACTTTCACCCGTACAGCGTGCCCGAAACGCAGACGCCGGCGCCCGTCGCCGAAGATGACGCTGGGGCCCAGGCCGCCGTAAACGAAGCCTTCGCCAAGCAACGCCTCTGGCTGGTCTGCTCTAGGTGCACCGCCGAAGCCGTCTTCACCGGCGACACGCGAACGGATGCGTTTTGTAATGCGCGCTTGGCAGGGTGGAAATACCAGAACGTGACCGGCACGGGATACGAAACGTGCCCAGGGTGTAAGTGAAACCTTACTACCGTTCCAAAGGCATCACTATCTACTGCGGAGACTGCCTGAAGGTGCTTGCCGACTTGCCCGATGAGGCCGCCGACATTCTACTTACCGATCCGCCGTACAGCAGTGGAGGAATGTTTTGTGGCGATCGCCTGCAAAGCGTTCACTCGAAATATGTTCAAACGGAGAGTGTGAGCGGCCACAAGCTACTCTCTTTCTCTGGCGATAGCCGGGACCAGCGGTCGTTTGGTTATTGGCTCTGTTTGTGGCTGAATGAATCACGGCGCGTTTTGAGCCCCGGCGCCATCGCGGCTCTCTTCACCGACTGGAGGCAGCTCCCCACCGTGACCGATGCCCTTCAAGCGGGCGGCATTGTGTGGCGTGGAATCGTGCCTTGGCACAAACCCAACGGTCGACGCACACAGGGCCGCTGGGCGAATAATTGCGAATACGTCGTTTGGGGAACGAATGGCCCGCGAACCTTGACCGGCCTCGCCCCGGAAGGCTTCTATCAGTGCAACACCCCACACGAGCGTGAGCACATTACGCAGAAGCCGCTTCGCATCGTCGAAGCACTCCTGGCAGTTGCGGCCGGGACTGTGCTCGATCCCTTCATGGGCTCAGGCACCACCTTGGTAGCGGCCCGCAATTTGAAGCGGCAAGCCATCGGCATCGAGATCGAAGAGAAATACTGCGAGATCGCAGCCAAGCGCCTGGATGCTCCTCTGCAGATCCCCGCGACAGTGATCCGTAGCACTTCGGCGGCAAAGGCCAAAGCGAAAGCAGCGTAAGTGCCAATAGACTACCGCGACCCTGTCGAGCAGAAAGTGACTGCCGAAGACGAAGAACTGCTTCAGGAGATCCGCGACAGATATAGATACTACGACGACGCCTGGAAAGAGATTCGGGAAGAGAGCCGCCTGGACCGCAAGTATCTATCGGGCGACCCCTGGGACGAGAAAGACCGCAAAGCACGCGAAGACGTCGGACGCCCCTGCATCTCTCACGACGAATTAAATCAGTACGTCAACCAGGCCGCGAACAACGTCCGCCAGAATAAGCGCGGCATCAAGGTAAACCCCGAGGGCAACGGGGCGAACGACAAGTCCGCGGAGTTCGAAGAGAACCTGATCCGCACCATCGAATACCGCTCGCACGCGCAGAACGCCTACATCACCGCGTATGAGAACATGCTGGAAGGTTCCTACGGGTGGGTGCGGGTCACCCGCCGTTATTTGACGCGGGGCTCGAAGAATCAGGAAATCCGCATCAAAAACATCGCAAATCCGGACTCCGTCTTATTTGATCCGGACTGCAAAGAGGCCGACTGGTCCGACGCCCGCGGCTGCTTCGTGCTCGACCCGGTTCCAAAGGAAGAGTTCAAGCGGCGCTATCCCAAGGCGCAGATTCGGGACTTCACCAGCGAGCACATGCGCGTCGCCAAAGACTGGCTCCAGGACAAGCAGGTCCTGGTGGCGGAATACTGGCGCGTCGAGGTGGACGATTCCGAGGAAGGCCGCCCGGAGCGGAAGGTCACGCAGTACATCACCAACGGCATCGAGATTTTGGAGCGCCTGCCCCAGCCGGGGGAAATCATCGCAATCATTCCCTTTATCGGGAAGCAGAGATACATCGACAAGGGCGGAGTCGCGACACGCACGTTATCGAGCCTGGTCCGCCTGGCGCGCGATCCGCAAATGTCACTGGCGTATCTGGTGACTCAGCAGATGGAAGAAGCGGGACTGAGTCCCAAGGTCCCGTACAAGGGATGGAAGGGGCAGTTTGAAAGCGATGCGGACGGCTGGAAGAACCTCAACAGCGAGCCGCGCGCCTTCATCCAAGCCGACTATCCCGATTGGGCACTGGAGCGCGGCATCACCGTGAACCTGCCGACGCGCGAAGCCTTCACCCCGAATTTTGAGGCCTATGAAGTTGCCAAAGAGTCCGCCCGGCGCGCGATCCAAGCGGCCATGGGTATCTCACCGCTGCCCACTTCCGCGCAACGGCAGAACGAAAAATCCGGCGTCGCCCTCGAGAAGATCACGGCCCAGCAGGATTTGGGGTCGTTCCATTTCGTGGATAACTTCGAGCGCGGCATCGAATTGTGCGGGAAGGTAGTCCAGTCCTGGCTCTCAGTCACCTATGACACCGAGCAGGAGATGGCCCTCCGGCAGCGGGACGATAAGCACAAGGTCGTGACGCTGAACACCAAAGAGCCATACCTCGACGCGAAGACTAACGAGATGGTGCATTATCCGGTCACGGATGAAGCGGACCACGGCTTGGAAGTTTCCGCCGCGCCGAGCTATCAGTCCCAACGGGACGAGGCCGCGAGCTTCCTCGACACGTTGATCGAGCACTTACAAACGCTGCCCCTCGCGCCGCCCCAGGCCGCCAAGCTCCTGTCACTCGCGATTCAAATGCGGGAACTGGGACCCAAGGGCGACGAGATGGCGGAAATCATTTCGCCCACCGATCCGAATCAAACCGGCCAGGCGCAGCAGCAGCTCGCCGCGGCGCTTCAGCAGGCCCAGCAAGCCGGGTTGCTCGTGCAGCAGCTCCAGGCCGAGCTGCAAAAACTGCAACTGGAGAAGCAAGGAAAAATCATCGACAACGAATATCGGATGTCGATTGAAAAGCTGAAGATCGAAGCCCAGGTGACGATGTCCGAGATCACCACCAAGTCTCAGCAGCTCAATGAGCGCATCAAGTTTGTGGAAGACGTTTGGCAGCGGCTACAAGAACAGACTCACGAAGCGGGTCTCCAAGCAGGGGATCAGGCGCACGAGCAACAGATGGCTACCCAGCAGGCGGCGGCCACGGCAGCACAGTCGGCTCAGGATGCAGCGCAAGCCCCTACAGATAACGCGCAGGCTTAGGCCAAGTCGCTTCTGAGAAATACTCCTGGCGTCTCTCTTCGCAGATGTTCTGCCAAGCCAGGTCGGACGCCGCGTACCGCTCGCGGATCTTTTTGAGCATGGCCGCGAGCGCCGGCTCAATGTAGTTCCGGCGAAACTCGTCCTTCGGAATCGAGATTAGTTTCGCCCCCGGCCTCCACAGCAGCCGCTCCGGATCGAGCGCGCAGGCGGCCAGGGCGGCCAGTAAGCCACGGCGGGTCATTCCGTCAGCTTCTCCAAGGTAACCGTCCCATCCGGGTCAATCGCCGCGACGCGGAAGGTGCCCGGCGCCCCGTGGGTCATAATTACGCGGCACGGCCCGGCGAGCAGGGCTTTCCCGCGCTCCCATTCCGGGAATGTCAGGACATCGCCGACAGACAGGTTCGCATCATCTGGCATCATTCACGACTTTAGCAGGCTCGATTTCGTATTTGAGGGAGAAAGGCGCGCCGCCTTCAATGCCCCACTGGCTAATGTCGTGGGAATGCGCCAACAGCCAGTTGGCTAGGTGGTCTTCGGGATCTTGAGGCCCTGTCCAGTGCGTCCAGCCTCCGTGGTAGGGCCAGTATTTGGCGAGCAGCAGCTCTTCCCCACAGGTGCAGCGCAAGTAGATCCGATTATTCGCCATACCCGAGTTTCGCAGTAACTCGCCCGCCTGAGCGCATCAGGCCCCAGGTACCCCAATCTATGAGCGACGTAGCCGTACAACAGGCGCCCCCCGCGGAATCGTCCCCCGCGGCCGCCACCTTCGAAGTACCCAGCGATTCGGAGCAGTACGCCGAATGGCGGCAGACGGGCAAGCTCCCGGAAGCCAAAGCGCCGAAAGTGGAGAAACCGGCAGCCTCCAAAGAATCCGTAAAAGCCGCCCCTGCCTCGGAAGCAGGTAAAGAAACCACTCAGGAGCATGAGCGCTCGAATGCAGCCACGCGCCTGGCCGAAGTCCTCGCCGATCTGAAGCGAGCCGGCCTCAGCCCCGCGGAGCTGAAGACCTTTAAGCGCGAAGCCAAAGCAGCAGAAGCAGCCCCAGCCGCCGCCACCCCGGAGCAAACCGCAAAGCCGGCTGAAGCTGAAGCCCTCAAAAAACCGAAGATCGACGATTTCAAGACGATCGACGAATACGAGGACGCCAAAGACAAATACTATGAGGCCCTGACGGAACAGCGCGCCAAGAAACTGCTGGCCGACTTCCGTCAAGAGGAGGCCGCCAAAGCCTCCAAAGCGGCGATGGATACGAAACTTGCGGAGGCCCGCCAGCGGTACGGCGAAGCGTCCGATTCAACCATCTCCACCGCCGCCAAGGCACTGTTCGCGGCTGATAACGGGATTCCCGGCGCCGTCAAAGCGCTGCTCGATCAATCGCCCGTGCTGGTGGACCTCATGTATGTGCTCGGATCGAAAGCCGAAGACCTGGCCGCCCTGGTCCAGCTCGGCCGCACCGATCCCGGCGCCGCCATCCGCAAAATCGTGCTGCTCGAAAAGCTGACCCAGGAGGAGCTTGCGAAAGCCCCCTCCGAAGGGAAGGCCCCGGCAGTGCGCGGCGAAGATGGCAAGTTTGTCGCTGCCGAAGAAACTCCTGAGAAACCGAAAACCAAGGCCCCCGAGCCTCCCAAGGAAGTGAGCGGCCGTGGCGCCGTTCCCCAAGACGAGATCGAGGGAGCCTTCAAAGCCAACGATTTCACGGTGTTTCGCAACGCCGCAAATCGACGCGACCTGAAAGCTCGCCAAGGACGATAAGTGGCCAATAATTTCCTCAACACCAACTGGGTCTCCATGGAGATCCTCCGGCTGCTGCTGAACAAGCTGGTAGTCGCCGAGTACTTCGATCGATCCGCCGAGAAGGACTTCAAGAAAGAGTTCGCTCCCGGCTCGCAGATCACCAAGAAATTCCCCCAGCGCTTCACCGTGGCCGATGGTATGGGCTATCAGCCGCAGGGGATCAACCGCATTTCGACCACGGTCTCTCTCGATCAGTGGCTGCAAGTGGCCTTTGAATGGGATGACTATGAAGCCGCTGTGAAATTAGAGCGGTCCGAATCCGAGCTGCGCGAGAATTACCTGGACCCCGCCGCCGCGGCCCTGGCTCAGGAATGGGATTCCCGCTGCGCCAAGTTCGCCTATCAGAACACTTCCAACGTCGTGGGCGTGCTCGGGACCGATGCCACCTCGGTATCGCAGACCTATCAGGCGCGCCAGCGTCTCCAAGAAAAGGCCTGCCCTCCCGGCAAGCGCTGCATGATCTGGAGCTCTTCCATGATGCAGTCTCTCGGAACCAACATCACGACCATCTTTCACCCCGCCGATGAAATCACGCGGAGCTGGAAAGAGGGAGTGATCGGCGAGCTGGCCGGCTTCATGTGCTATGAGTCGAATTCTCTCTACTCGCACACCGCGGGCACGTGGGCTTCGACTGTCTCGACTTATGGCGCGGGCCAGAGCGGGACTTCGCTGACCATCACCGCCACCGCGGGCGACACGTTCAACGTCGGGGACAAGTTCAACCTCAACGCCGTGAATGCGGTCAACCCCATGACCCGCCGCATTGCGGGTAAGGCGACGTTGGCGCAGTTCACAATCACCACGGCTTTGACCGCCGCGGGCGGCAACGTCGACGTGATTAACTTCCTGCCGGCCATCTACGGACCTGGCTCGCAATACCAGAACGTGGATGCCCTTCCCTTGAATGCCGCGGCTCTCACCCTCTGGCCCGGCACCTCCTCGCCCAACGGCAAGGTGGGAACGGTCGGCCTGGCGCTCTCGCGCTTCGCACACGCCTTCGTGGGCGCGAAACTCTACGTCCCCAAGGCAGTCGAAGATAGCGGCGCGGCCCAGGACCCCGATACCGGGATGTCCATCCGCAAGGTGAAGGCTTGGGACCCGGTGCGCTCCATGCAGATCAACCGCATGGATTCGCTCGGCGGGTTCGGCGCTCTCTATCAAGACAACGGCGCAGTCTGCACAGTCGGCGCGTAACCAGTTGGGGCCGTCAGTTGAAAAACGGCGGCCCCTTCCAAATTCAACTTCGAGAAAACACCATGAATAACATCTTTCGAAACGCCTCTCTTTTCCTGGTTGCGCTGCTGATCGCGGTACCCGCCTCGCACGCGCAGGTCATCCTCACTCCCACTACCCTTTCCGCCGCGATCGCCGATTCGTCGAGCCAGATCATGACGGTGGGCAGCATCACCACCGTGACCGGCTACACGGTCGGCGTCGGTACGGTCGGCTTCATCGACAACGAAATGGTGATGTTGAAACTCCTGCCCGGCGGCGGCGCCGTGGGAACCACCACCGGCATCATCCGCGGCTACGGCGGCACGGCCGCGGCCCCGCATGTCTCCGGCGCCATCGTCTGGCTGGGGCCTCCCCAGGCTTTCAACGCCGTGCGCGAAGTCACCCCGCAAGGCACCTGTAAGCGGGCCAATCAGCTTTACCTGCCCTACATCAACGCCAGAGCCGGCGTGATTTCCGATTGCATCGGCGGCCAGTGGGTGATCGGCCTCCGCACTCCCCTTACCAAGTTCCGGTACCCTTTCCCGGATTCCGGAGGCACCGCTTATACGTCGCTCAACACCAACGGTACCTCGCTCATTTCGACCGAGACGTATTGCACGGAAGTGAACCTGCCGCATAATAAGCTGCTCACGGGAATCGCCATCCTCGCGGGAACCACCGTAGCGACCGACAACTGGCTGGTGATCCTGTACGATTCGGCCGGCAATGCGCTGGCCAATAGCGCGGTGGCGGGCGCAGTCACGGCCACCAGCAGCACCTACCAGGCGCGCGCCTTCACCGCCAAGTTTTACGCGGTGGGGCCGGCGCAGTATTACGCCTGTTTCCAGTCCAACGGGACCACGGACACGGCGCGCATGATCGTGACCGGCACGCAAGATACCTACCTCACCAAGGGGCAGACCGCCGGCACTTTCGGAACCGTGGCGGCGCTCACCATTCCGACCACCTTCACCACGGCAGTTGGGCCGTACGTGTACCTCTACTAAGCCGGGGATCAATAGGAGAAAATCATGATCACACGAAACCAGCTAGTCCCCAATCTCAACGAGCTGCAAACGACCGACGTTTTCGGCAGCCCCCGCGGCGAGCAGATTATCACTCAGGGCACGCCCGAGCGCATGGAAATGGTGCGCCTGGGTAACTCCTGGGTGATCCGTACCGCGGCCATCGCCTGCGTGACGGCCATCCCCACCACCACCGCATCCAGCTATCTGTGGAACGGGGAACCCTCCGGCGGAAAGTCCTACGTCATCGACAACATCGGCTGGATTTGTACCACTTCGGCCGCCGCTGCTTCGATGTTCGGCCTCCTGCTCTGCCTCAACAAAGCCCCGCTCACTGCGGCCCCGGCTACGGCCGATACGCTGAACATCGCCACCCTCAACGGCCGCGGTTACGGCGGCAACGCCGCCACCGGCCACACGGCCACCGTAGTGGATGACAACTGGTGGTCTGTCGGGAACTCCGGCAACACCAACGCCCTGACTGCCACCGGAGGCTACACGCTCTGGTGTGTTCTCGAGGGTTCGGTCATCATCACGCCGGGCCGCATTCTCGGGCTCGCCTGCATCGCGGTCAACACCACCGCGGCCGGCAAGTTCATCATCCAGTACCACGAGGTACAGATCCCCAACGTCACCAGCTAATCCCTTGGGGGCGGCCTCGCGCTGCCCCCTTCTTTCCATGCCTCTCAACGAATCCCGCGGAGTCACGCGCAGTAATCTCACTCCGCAACAAAAACGCGAAGCCGAAGCAGCACTCTACGGCTTGCCCCTACAGGAGAGATCCACCATGGCCCCAGGCCACCTCACGCACGAAGAACTCGAACGCATGCGCATGATCCTGCTTCAGCACGATCAGGCCGAACAGACGGGGCGCGGGATTCAGAGCTTCGACCTGAACAACCCGCCCAAGGTCCCCTATCGATTCAAGGAATTCCCGCGGTGCATGTACCGCGATGGCCAATCCAGGGCCGCTCACAACGAAGAGGAAGTACAAACCGCACTCGCGCAAGGCTGGAGTAAAGATCCCGCCCCCGTCCCGTTCGAAGCGCCGGCGCTCGAGCCCGAAGCCGCCGCCGAAGCCGCGGCCGTCGACGCCAAGCTCGCCGAGCTGCGCAAGCCCAAGAAAGAACGCATCGCCCTCGTCACCGCGGAGTAACCCGCCATGGGTGTCATCCTCTCCACGCTGCTCTATGCAGCCCTCCGCATTGCAGGTATTACTGACCGTCCGGGCCGGGGTCCGTCCAATGTGCTGGTCGATCCGCAGTACAAGGATGTCTTCGCGATCTACAACCGCATGGTGGGGAGCTGGTCGAACATCAAGCTCAATATCTTCACCATTCTGATCAGCCAGTACAACCTGGTGGCGAACACCCAGAAGTACACCATCGGGCCCGGGGGAACGGGTCCGGCGTGGATCAACGCCGCGCGCCCGATCAAAATCGAGCGGGCGAACCTCTTCATCACCTCGAGCCCGAGTGTGGTGCGGCGGGGAATGCGGCTGCTGGAGCCCGCGGACTGGGCGGCCAAGCAGGTGCTCAACGTCAACGGCCCCCCGCTCGAGCTGTTCGACGATTACGCCTCGCCGCTCTCGACTCTCTACTTTTGGCCCATCCCAGCGATTGTCTACCCCTTCGAGCTGCACACCTGGTCTGCGGTCCCTACGGCCGTCACAGTCAATGACCTGGTCCAGCTTCCCCCCGGCTACGAAGAGGCCATCGTCTACAACCTGGCCAAGCGGGTAGCGGGGCAATTTAAGTCACAAGGGGCGCGGATGTCGCCCGAAGACCTGGATATCGCGCGCTCGTCGCTCTCCGCCATTCAGTCACGCAATACCCAGTCGCCGCGTTTGATGAATGATGCCGCGGGCCTGGGATCGAGCGGAGGTACGCGGAGCGACTTCAATTGGATCACGGGGCAGCCCGAGTGAGAACGTTCGTGGACGGTGTGGCAGTCGCCTTAATCGTCCTGCTCGCTTACCTCGTAGTTTGCGCGTACATGGGCCACCTGTTCGGCGCACCCCCCGAAGATCTGACGCCGCGCATCGTGACCTTCGAGAAGCACTGGGAAGTGTTCGTGCGTGAGTACTTCGGATGCCCCCCGCACGCCACGCTCTACGAAGAATGCACCGGCCCCCGCGGCATCATCGACTACGCCGAATTTAACAAATCGTCCCACGCCGCCCGCGATCTGTTCGGGCTGAAAGAAGAAAAGTAACATGGCCCTCACTGCTGGCGACCTCGTGGTACATGCTCTCACGCTAATTGGAGCCACCGCCGCGGGCGAGCTGCCGAATCCGTACGAAGCGCAAGATGGGCTCTATCGGCTGAACGATCTTCTCGCCAACTGGGAAACGCAACAGCTCCAGATTTTCTCTATCGTAAATTTCTCCCAGGCCTTGGCCTCCGGCATCAACTCCGTGACCATGGGTCCGAGCGGAACGTTTAACACCACGCGGCCGATCAAGATCGAATCGGCAGGCGCAATCCGGGCAGGGGTGCGTACCCCGATCGAACCAGTGGGCGCGCTCCGCTGGGCGCGCATTTTCGACAAAGCGGCCACGGCCAAAGTACCCGAGCTGCTGTATAACGACAATGCAAACCCGCTGGTCACCCTCAACTTCTGGCCCTCGACGGCGGACACCTCCACCACCTTGGACCTCTACACGTGGGGTGAATATGTGGCGCTCACCACGTTGCTTTTCCCCGACCTGGTCATTGACGGAGCCAATGCCGCCAAGGTAACGAGCGCTTCCTACACCTTCGTAGCGGGCGACGTGGGCAACTTCCTCAATGTGCCGGCAGGCTATACCGGTTTCACGGCAGGACGCTACTCCATCAGTTCCGTAGCGGGCGGCGCGGCCACTCTCTCCGCGAACGTCGGAACGTTGGGACAAACCGGCGGAGTCGCCACGTACGATCAGCCTCTCGCCCTTCCCCCCGGCTTCTGGAAAGCCATCCGCTTCAATCTGGCGCTCGACCTGATGCCGGAATATGGAAGAGTCGATGCTGCCACAGCAAAAATGATCGCCAAAACGGCGCTCACCACGCTCGTCGAGCTCCGCGGCCTTCAGCAGTCCAACCAGTCGGCTACGGAAGCGCCCCCGGTACCGGATGCGCCGGCGCCGCAGAATCCGAACACGGCGGCATAGTTTCGACTGACTTCGACTAATTTCGACTGCCGTTTTCGACTGCCATGCTCTTCAACGGTTTCATCGGCCCCACCTACCAATCGAGCAGTCTCAATGCCGATGCCGAAGACTGTCTGAACTGGTACCCGGAGCTGGTCGAATCGGGCGCGGGAAAAAACAAGTTCGTGTACTACCGGACGCCGGGGCTGAACCTGTTCACCACGTTGCCCCACTCGCCGGTACGTGGAGTCCTGGCCGGCGAAAACCGGCTCTTTGCAGTAGGCGGCTCTCACTTTTACGAGGTGATGCAAGATGGCTCGACAGTCGATCAAGGGGACATCGGAAACGACGGCAACCCGGTGGACATCGTGGCCAACGGCGCACAGATATTGCTGGCTTCCAATGGCTGGGTTTGGCTCGACACCGGAGCAAGCGTGGCGGCCGTCCACTTCATCAATCCATGGACGGACCTGGTTATCTCGGGGAGCAACAGCCACATCGTATCCAGCGTGCTGCTTCCCTTTACCGCGGGCGACGTCGGAGACGGCATCGACATCACGGGAGGAACGGGTTTTACAGTTGGATTCCTCACTGTCCTTTCCGTCGATGGCTCCGGCAACGCAACGCTGAGCGGCTCCGCTGGCACCGTAAGTTCTACGGGAGGCCAGGCGGCGCAGCGGGTTCCCGGCGTGCGAGTGAGTTATTTGGATGGCTACTTCTGGGCTCAGAAGGGCTTCAACTCGAATAAGTTCTATTTGAGCTACGTGCTCAACGTGGACCTGAACGGCGGGAGCAGTTGGGACCCAACGCAATTCGCCACCAAAGAAGGCTACCCCGATAACCTCGCGGGCATCCTCGCCGATCACGAGGAGATGTGGCTCTTTGGCGACCTGGAATCCTCGGAAGTCTGGCGGAACAACGGTCAAGTGCAGCCGAATTTCCCGTACCAGAGAGACCCCGGCGCCTTCATCCACTACGCCTGCACCGCACCGTTTAGCCCACTCAGGGTCAACAATGGCGTGGGCTGGCTGGCGCGCGACGTGCGCCGCGGCGGCATCATGGCGGTGTACGCGCAAGGCTACCAGCCAGTGCGCATCTCCACGCACGCGGTCGAGCAGGCGTGGGGATCGTACACCAAGGTTTCGGATGCGATTTCATACGGGGAGATTTTCAACGGCCACCACTTTTGGAACATCAGTTTTCCCACCGCAAACGCGACCTGGTCCTATGACTTCACTTCCCAAATGTGGCACCGCCGCGGGTACTGGAATGGGACATCGGTAGACCGCTCGCGCGTGGCCTTTCAGGGGTACGTCGGATTGGGAACACTGAGCCCCGCGTTTTACGGGGGCGATTGGTCCACGGGCGCAATCTACACGGTAGGGGTCAATCCCACCAACTACCTCACAGACAACTTGAGCGGCACGGGGAATAGTGGAACCCTCATTCACCGCATCCGCACGTCACCCTATCTGTTCAACGAAGATCTTCGATTGTTCGACACACGCTTTTTCCTCGCTATGCAGGGAGCGCCCGGCCTCATCGCCATCCTCGACTGGTCGGACGATGGCGCGAAGACGTGGAGTAATCAACACCCCGCCGGATGGCAGGCGCGGAGCAATGAACGGGCGGGTATTCCGTGGCGGAGAATCGGGCACTCCTGGAATCGCATTTACCGGGTGACCATCGCAGCAGCAGTGGACGTGGCGCTGTTCAACGCCTACCTGGGAGAGATAGCGGGGGCGGACTGATCACCCGACTAACTCGCGCCATGATTCCGTGCAATCCAGGCCGTCGCACTCAACCTGGTTGACATGCTCGACTCCCGACACTGGGGATTCACGCTGCCAAAAGTCCATGTACGGAAAGGGATGTGGCGTAAGGCGAAACCAGATCCCCCCGCGCCAACGGCGATACCAGGCCCGCTGAGCGAAGAAATGCAGCCACACGGAAGTACTCTAGCATGGCCAAACAGCCCGAGAACACGACGGTTCCGTATGTTCCCATCCGGACGCCGATGTTCGACGATCCGAAGTTCACCGAGAACAGCGGGAACTTACACCGCACCTGGATCATCTTTTTTGAGCGCCTCTTCACAGCTTCAGCAGTAGGCGGCGCGCAAGGGCCATTCCAGCGCACTCTGTTGCTGAAAGATTGCACGGTCGGGAATGACATCGCGGATCACGTGACGATCTGGATTCCCGGTATGGGCGTGCGAGTAATCGGCGTTCTACGAAAAGCGGTCACTGTCGATTTGTCGCTGCGGATCAAAGTGAATGGCACCTCGATAGGGATCTTCACCATCCCGCACACCACGGCCATCGACCACCCCATTACCTGGATCACGTCGCCAAAAGTAACGGCCGTGAATTTCCCGGACCTGGCTGTCTTGTCCTGGGATGTGACCGGGAGCGATGCCTCGCAAGACTCGGCAGGAATCGCGTCTTATACGGTCGAGTGGCAGCCGCCCACCGTATGACCTTTGAGCGCACCACCGACTACGCGCTGATCCGGAATATCATCACCGATCCGAAGGTCTGGCCATGGGTGGGCGACGAAACTTGCAGCGATCCGCTGCAATTTGAGGCCAACGAGGACCCGCGTATCTGGTACGTGCTGGCGAAAACGGAGCCCGGAAGGCTGGTCGGGCTCTTTACTTTGCTCCCGGAAAACTCTGTCTGCTGGGAGCTGCACGTCGCCCTGTTGCCCGAGTCGTGGGGCGGGCTCTCCCATGAAGCGGAAGAGCAATTCGTACCTTGGGTTTGGGCGCACACCGACTGCCAACGCATTACCGGCGGAGTCCCCACCTACAACCCGCACGCCAAACGGTGTGTCGATCGCATGGGACTCCGGGAATTCGGTTTCAACCTGCACTCGATCCGCAAGTACGGCAAGCTCTGGAGCCGGCACATGGTCGGAATCTCACGCCCCGAGTAAACTATGCCCTCAGTCATCACTTCGATCATCGGCGGAATCCAGGGCGCCAGCGCCGCGCACGACGCCGCGGCGGCGCAGACGGCCGGCTACGGTAAAGCTGCCGGCACGGTCAATGCGGCCGTGGGCGCGGCCAACCCCATCGTCACCGCCGCGGCCAACACGGCGGGTACGAACCTCACCAACACGGCCGGCGACGTGAACTCCAACGCCGCCACGGTCGCCGGCGACGCCGGCAACCGGATCATGGGCGCGGCCGGCGATTCGAAGCAGGCCGGAACGGACGCGGTCGCCAACTCGACAGCGCTGTCCAATCCTTACCTTACTCTCGGCAGCACAGCCGCCGGCCAACTCGGGCAGCTCACGGCGCCCGGCGCCAATGTCGAAGAGATGATGAAGCAGCTCGATCCGGGCTATAACTTCCGTCTCCAGCAAGGCGAGCAGGACGTGTTGCAGTCGGCCGCGGGCGCGGGATTGCTCCAATCGGGCGCGGCGGCGCGCGGGCTCAATAATTACGCGCAAGGCTTCGCGAGCAACGAGTACAACAACACCTTCAACCGCCTGAAGCAGCTCACCGATCTGGGAAGCACCACTTCCCAATATCTCGGCTCGCAGGGCCTACAGAACGCCGAATTCCAGGGCGGCCTGAACACCACCGCCGCCACCAATTCGGGCAACCTGAACCTGAACGCGGCTGAGTGGGGCGGCAACGCCCTCCTGAATAGCACCGGCCAGGCCGGCCAATGGGGCGTGAACGCCGGCAACCTGAACGCGCAAAACCTGATCAACGCGGGCGTCTATACCGGCAACACGCAAATAGCCACGGGGAACTCGCAAGCCCAAGGCGACATCGGCGCCGCCAACGCCTGGAACGGCATGCTGGGCGGTATCGGCCAGGCGGCCAATGGCGCCATGCTCATGGGTCTCGGCGGAGGATGGGGCGGTTTCCCGACACGCGGCACGGGCAGCGGAATCGATCCCGGCACTCACGACGTTTGGAGCACATAAGCCATGCCATTCGACACCAACGTTGCCAATCCCTCGCCCGCCGCGCTCGATCTGCGCCCGCCGCCCATCATCGACCCGATGGAGCAGATTATGAAGTACCGCGCGCAGCAGCTCCAGCAGCGATTGGGCGCGCAGCAGCTCCAGGTGGGCGAGCAGGAGCAGCAGTCGAACGCGCTGAAGCTCCAGGAACAGCAGATGAACCTGGAGCAACGCCGGGCCATCAACGAAGCCTATAAGGGCGCGTTAGTTCCGCAAACCGATGGGACGGTAGCCCTCGACAAAGACAAGCTGTTCCAGGCCGTCGCCACCTCCGGACACGGAGAAGCGCTCCCTGCGATTCAGGAGAGCTACACCAAATATCAGAAGTCTCTCTCTGACCTGAAAGAGACCAATCAAAAAGTGGCCGCGGCCGAGTCCGATCACGCCGGCAACATCGGCGCCATGGTGAAAGCGGCGGGCAACGATCCCGCCATGCTGCACACGTTGTTCCAGGACGGAATCTCGCACGGCCTCTTGACTCCCGCGCATTACGCGCCCCTCGACAAAATGCTGGGCGACGCGATCCAGCAAGACCCTACGGGAGAACAAGCCAAAGTGGTGGCGGGCAAAATCGCCGATCAGATGATGGCCGGCTCGCCCAAGCAGGTCCAGCTCGGCACGGAGAAAACCAAGGCGGAAGGGGAAGCCGCGAAGAATAAGGCGGAAGCGGGCAAGCTCGACCTCGACAAGCAGCTCACCCAGAACAAGATCGACCTGTATAAAGCTCTGACTGCCGCCCCGCAGGCGCTCAAAACCCGCATCGACGCCTCGATCGACCCGGCAAAGTACCCCGACGAAAACGCACGGGCACTTAATGAGGCGCAGCTCTCTCCGGACCTGGAAGGGATCGACAAAGTCATCGCACGGCACTCTGAGAATGTGTCTCAGCGAGAGAAGACCATCGCCACGGAGACGGACCCGCGCGTAATTGCGGCGCGGGTGAACCAGGCGAAGCAGGAAGCGATCGCCACCGCTCCCACCAAGATTGCAACCTCGATCGCGGAGGCGAAGGCCATTCGTGCAGGTGATAATCCGGCAGTGGCCGGCGTGGCCCCGGCATCAGTAGCCAAAGTCCAAAGCGACGCGATCAAGCTCGATAACGATGCTCTGACGGCGAAGCGCGCCACGGAGACGCTGGGGAAAATACTCGATCTCTACGACAAGGGGAACAAGGCCGCGGGCGCAAATCTGCCGCTCGTAGGCGTCGAGACGCTCAACGCGATCAACGGCATCAAACGCATCAACGGCGCCGAGATTTCGCAGTACGGCACGGCGGGCAGTCTCCTCGATCGCATCCAGGGCAAGATCGGCAGCCTGGCAGTGGGGAAACCTATTCCGCAAGACGTGGTGAATGATATCCGGGAACTCCACCAGCAGATCGCGGAAGGTTCGTATCAGCAGTACACCGCCGGCCTCAACAGCCTAAACCAGCGCACGGGCTCTAAATTCGTGCCAACGGTGGACGCGCCCAACATCCGCAAGCCAGCCGCCGGCGCATCAGCCTATAAAGCCGGCGACAAACGCACCATCAACGGCAAAACGGTAACGCGCGACGCCCAAGGAAATTGGAAATAGATGCCCGGCCAGGTTCTCACCGACGCCGATATCGCGCAGCATGACGCCGCGCCGCGGTCATTGACCGACGCGGACATTGCCGCATTTGACCGCGACCACCAGCAGACCGCCCATCCCAGCATGGGCCACGTAGCCGATTTCATCTCGGGAGTCGGCGCCGGCGGCATCGGTACCGTGCTCGGCGCCTACGAGCTTCTGCGCAAGATCCCCGGCGCGGAGAAAGTTCTACCCGCTATTTCCGACGAGGTGCTATCGTACGCCGAGCCGCCGGACACAGTTTCGGCCAAAGTCGGGAAGTTCCTGGAGCAGGGCGCGGAATTCGCGGTACCGGCCGGCGCCGCGGCCGACGTCGCCAAAGGCGCCGGGCTCGCCGGCAAAATGGCCGCGCAAGCTGTCGCGGCCGGCACGGTGCGCGGAGTGCAGACCGGCGGCGACGTGGGGCAATCTCTCGACGCCGCGGCCCTCGGCGCGGCCGGCCCGGTAGTGGCGAAGGGCGCCGGCGCCGCCATGGGGCTCCTCAAGAAAAACATGGGGCTTGCGCCCGACGTGGTGGGCCTGGTCTCGCCCCGCGCGGCGCACGCCCTGCGGATCGGCAGCAAGATCGCGAACGCCGTATCCAAGGCCGCGCCGGAAGCCGAAGCGGCCGCCCCGGCCGCGGCAACTGCCGCGGAAGACGCCCAGCTCCTCGACGGCCTGGCCCAAGGCTTCGGCAAGACCAGCTTTAAGCGGGCCACGGCGGAAGAGCAGGCCACGATTCGGGACCTGGCGGAGCGGATTAAGGCCGGGGAAACCGCAACAAACCCACAGAAACCAACAACTACCGCAACAAGCCCCGTAACCCCCACACCGGAAAACCCGGCGGCAAATACTGCAGCAGCCCCGCCCGCCGCCGGATTTCAGCCCGTCCGCCTCAAACTGCGGGTTGCGCCGCAAGGGCCGCCGGAGACCGCGCCCGCTATTAAATCCCCCGCAATTGAATCGCAGCTCCCGGAACAGATGCCGGCAGCGGCAGCTCCCGAACCTCCGCCCGCCGCAACACCGAAGCCGACCGCGCCCGGAGATTACCCAAAAGCGGGCGCTCAGGTTTCCGGCCTGACAGTGCGGGACGCCATCCCGAATCTGCGTTCTATCGATAGCTCACTTGAGAACCCTGAAGAGTTGCCGGGCGTTCGGGAAGTGCCCCTCTCCGCGTTTACGGATGCCTCCGCGAAAGGCAACTTCTACGCGGCAGACGATTTCAGACGAGTGCATCAACTCGCTCAGCAGATCAAGCAATCCGGCGAAATCAACCCGCTTATCGTTGTAATGGACGAGAAAGGTCCATACGTCCTCGAAGGCGGCCATCGTCTATCCGCGCTCGATGAGTTGGGCGTGAAATCGCTTCCTGCGAAGGTTGTCATCGACCGAAATGCAATCCCCGCGGCTGCCCCCGCCCCTGAACTCCCGGAATCCTGGAAGCCCACGCCGGGCCGCATGTCCAAAGCGACCATGCAACGGATTTCGGATTATCAGGCCAATGCACGCGCCCGCAAAACCGACGCGCTGGTGAAGTTTCTCTACGACGCCAACGGTGAGGCCGAAAGCGGAGTGTCCTATAAAGACGCCGCAAAAATGACCCCCGATCAGTGGAAGCTCGCAGCGAAGGGCGCGCGGGTGAACGATCCCAGCCCCCAGACAGTGCGGCAGGTTCTCCAGCGCCTGAAGGACATGGGTGAGAAGACCATCGAGCCCCGAGGCGGCATGGGAGCCATGAAGCAATATCGAGGGACGTACAACCCAGCAGCCCTGACCGACGAAGAAATCGCAGCGATCAATCGGCGGACGCGGTAAGCCTGCCCTGCTCCCGCTCTCTACACATTGTCACCGGAGGAGCGCTCCTCGTGGCGGCTACGGACGATTAACCCCGCTTCTCCATCGAACCGGGCAGGCAGTCTCATTATGGATTTCTTCACACGTTGGGAACAAGCCATCAGTAACAAGCTGTCTCCACAACCCCAGGCCTATTCCCGCCTCACCAGAACCCCGATCTATGTGCAGGACCTCCCGAAAGGCCAAGCGGGAGCGTACGACGCGCCAACAGATTCCATGACCCTTGGCCCTCGTCAATGGAACGCCCTGCAATCCCCATCCAACCCGGCAATTCCACCGAGTGGCGCCAACGCCCAGGATTTGATCGGGCACGAATCCGCCCACTCGATCTATGACAAGTCGGGCATGAGCAGCAACGCGGCGCAGCTTGTGAACACCGTCCCCGAGGGCAAGCGCAACCTCATCAACGCCCTGCCCCTCTATAACCAGCAGCCCGGCGGCGGCTCCGACGAGCAGCTCACCAACGAAGGCCTGGCCTATTCCATCGGTGACAAGAGTTTCGGAGCGCCCGCGTACGTCGAGAAAGCGGCGCAGAGCATCGAGGCCAAGCACCCCCAGGCAGCGGCACTCCTCCGCAGACTCAATAGCAACGCCCTCGCATCCCAGCACGCAAAGGACGCTCAATAATGAACCCCATCGACCCCGTTACCGCAGGCCTCATCCTCGCCAACACCATCATTTCTCTACTCGCCAAAGTCTACGAAGATACGCCCCTTGCCACGCGCCAGGCCAACATTCAATGGTGGCAGGAGAACTTCAGCGTGCCAGCAGGGAAATTCCTCACGACAGGCAAGCTGCCATAGTCTGCAGGTTCGGGATTCCCGCCGCTGGGTCGACATCCTCGAGAGTCGGCAGTTTTGACGCTGGGGCCCACGCGGATCCGCGATCGCCGTAATCGCCGGGAGGATCCGGGGGATTGACATCCTCGCCGGAATTGGCGATAGTGGCCAGCATGAGCTACTATCCCGGCGGAAAGGGCGGGCAGGGGGTTTTTCAATCGCTCATTAACCTGATGCCGCCCCATGACGTGTATATCGAGCCCTTCCTGGGGTCGGGCGCCGTGATGCGGAATAAGCGCCCCGCGCGCCTCAACATCGGGCTCGACTTGGATCCGCACGCGGTGAGAATGGCGCTATCGCCGGCATTCGCGCCGCAACTGCCGGCGGAGGCCTCCATCGTCGGAATCGCCGAGGTGCGATCGCTACTCGCCGGAACTGGCGAACGGCGCCGGCGCGCCCCGGTGTTTGCGATGGTCGCAGCTGCGCCCGGCGAAAATGGCGGGATGCGATCGACGGAGGCCTCCAGCGGCGAAAACGGCGCGTGCTCCAGGATCGTACTCGCGAGCGGTGACGCGCTCTCCTTCCTCCGGGATGCCCAGCTCGGCGGCGCGGAGCTGGTGTACTGCGATCCGCCATACATCGGCAGTACGCGTTCTGAGCGGTTTCGCAAACTCTACGAGCACGAGCTGGCCACCGAAGAGGAGCACGGGCGGCTCCTCACCATCTTGAAGCGCCTTCCCTGTCGTGTGATGATTTCCGGCTATTGGTCCACGCTCTATGCGGAAGCCCTCGCAGGCTGGAATCACGTGCAGTTTGGGGGCATCAGCCGCGGCGGCAAAACCACGGAACACGTGTGGTTTAATTACCCCAGGCCCGTCGAGCTGCACGACTACCGGCATATCGGAAGCAACTGCCGCGAGCGGGAGAACCTCAAGCGCAAAATCCGGCGCTGGACGGGCAAGTTACAGCGTATGCCCCTCCTCGAGCGGCAAGCGCTGCTTTCGGCGATCTCAACCACCGGCATTTCGAGCGAGGCCACCAGGTCGTGAAAGTAGCCCTGTACGCCCGAAGCGCCTGCACACCTCAGGAGGGGAATATGAACTGTGCACTTTACGCCCGAGTCTCCACCACAGACCAGAATTGTGAAATGCAGCTCCGCGAATTGAGGGATTACTGCACCCGCCGCGGCTGGACCATCACGCAAGAGTACGTCGATACAGGCTGGTCCGGCGCCAAAAAGAACCGCCCCCAGCTCGATCGCATGATGAGCGACGCCCGGGCCCACCGGTTCGACGCCGTGCTGGTATGGAAGCTCGACCGCTTCGGCCGCTCGGTGCTCAATCTGGTTGAAGGTCTCTTGGAACTGACCTCCGCCGGCGTGCGCTTCCTCTGCACCTCGCAGAACATCGACACCGACGAGAACAACCCCACCAGCCGGCTACTGCTGCACATCCTGGCGGCCGTCGCCGAATTCGAGCGGGAAATGATCCGCGAGCGGGTCAAGGCCGGCTTAAAAGCCGCGGCGCACCGCGGACGCCACGGCGGCCGGCCGGTGAAAGTCTTCTCGCACGATCGCGCCCTCGAGCTGCACGCGGCGGGAACTTCCCTCGAGGAGATCGCCCGCCAGCTCGAGATCGGCCGGGGGACGGTCCAGCGGCTGCTCGCCGTAAAAAGAGTCTGAAGGAAACTTTCGAGAGTTTCCGCCACACCTCCGCCGTACCCCTCGCCCACAAACCCCCCGGTAGTGCCCCCGCCAAGCTGTACACTCCACAACCCCAGCCAGCCCTGTTTTAAGTTGCCCAGATAGAACAGTTTCTGGGCGAAATCACCAAAATGGTATACCATTGGACCCCCTAGAATCAGTGGGTTACGGTGGGACATTATGGGATTTTCCCAGTTTTCCCATTTTGTCCCGTGCGGCACTTCACTCGCCGCGGGGCAGGTTCCGCGACAAAAGGCGACACCGGAACGGGGGGCCGGAAAATCAAACCCTGGGGACGGGGGCCCGCGCCGAGCCCGAATCGGTTGTGCCGGCTATGAACGGCGCCTGCCCCCCACATCACTCACCGTTTACTCACCTTTACTCACCCCTGCCCAGGCAGCAGCGGCGGCTGAATTATACCAGCCCGTTCAGCACAATCGACGCATTCGCCGTCATCATCGCCTCACGCACCAAGCGTAAGGCGTTGGTGCGGTCTGCCGAGTTGGGGCAGGAATCGATGATCGTGGTGGCGAAGGCTTGGGCCGCCTTGCGGAGCTGCGCGATACCCTGCGTCTGCTCCTCGCCCGGCTGGTGGTAGGAAAACACCTCGGTCACCCACTGCGGGGTGTACGGCTGAATGCGGGCGGACGCGCCGCCTTGGGTCGTTTGCTCTGGCATGGCTGCTATCTTACTCTGGCCAAAGTCTAATGGCAATTCCCGGAGTGCTCCGATGTTGTCGGACAACTGCTTTTTGCCTCCCTGTGCGCCCGCACGCGGGCTTACGCTCCTGAAATCACCCGAGGAATTGGACCGCGGGACTCGGCAGAGAATGCCCCCTCAGTACTGGCAAGGGTACACTTCAAGGTCGGAAATGAAAATCTGAGCGGCATTGAGATTGTACGGGTAGCTGCTCGGGATGTCGCATTCCGACCAATATAGACCCCGAAGGCCAATCCCCCCCGAAAGCAGGCCGATTGCCGTAGTACTCCCAATGATTTTCCAGTACGGCCAGGCGTAGTTTGCGTACGTCTGGGCATCGAGCAGCTCGATCGTCGGAAATGAGCAGGTGCTCCCCGCTGTGATCGTCATGCCAACGCTGCGGTAGCCCGCGGGTCCCACATATGGCAAGTCGCACCAGGCGGCCGATCCGGCGACGGCGGAGCCAGGTGAAAGGGTGACCCTCGTTTGATCACCGGTGTAGCCGGTCCACGTTGTGGGGGCTTGCGCCGAAAGGCACAAAACCGAAAGAACACTCAACAGACAGACCAACGTCAAACGTTTCATGGTTTCCTCCAAAGGTTGGGGTATCGTGCGCTGGTGCGGGCGAGCTTCGACGCGTATTCTAGGCCCATTCGGTCACGCACCCGCAGTAGTTCCTTCGCAAAGTCGATCTGCGAATAGTTGTAGGCCATAAGCGCGAATCGGCTCATTCCGTCCGGCGGTGCCAGCAGGCTCTTTTGGTCCACAATCTCCTGTAGGCGGATCAGATCGCCGTCCAGGAACAGCTTGTCCACCCCCTGCTCGCCTTGAATACGGGCCGTCATATTGGCTTGCATTCCGGTCTTGTCCGGCCCAACTACCTCGCCGTCGCGGAACACCACCACGTCCAACGTGGCCGATACCGCTGGCCCCATGCCACCTGGCGGGGTCGCTTGGACGCGATGGGCGCCGTCCGGGGACATGTGATTTATGGTTGCTTGCGGCTGCAGCTCTCCGTCGCGGAGGTAGCCCATCACGCTCATAGTGGACACGTGCCCCGCCCCTTTGCCATCCGTCAAAAACAGCGTCCAGGCCAGGATGACGCGCCCGGTGCTGTTCTGCAGTGTTGGATTGTCCGGTGTGCCGGTGAGGATCACTCCTGCTTCCGGCAAGCCGATGAGGTTACGGATGGAGGCGTTCTGGGCCATGGCCGCTCCTGTAAACGCCGCGATGAACAGGCAGATTCTCCATTTCATTGCACACAAGTCTACTCCTCGCGGATGTCCGGTGTGTTATGGGCCGCTGAGGTGGCATCAGGGTTTCTTGCTCTCTGGAGCCATCGTGGACGCTTTGCGGTGCAGTGTCGTCTCTAATTCGATCTGTGAGCCGGTCCTGCCGTTGAACTTCAGGGCGACGATTTCGATAGCGTCTGTCACTGCGATGGATGCGTTGGCTGGCTCCTCATAAAACTTGTCCAGAGCCGCCCGCACTTCTCCATTACTGGGATCTCCTTTGAACCATTCGCCCTCTGTGCATCGTGGACCTTCAGCCACGGCTAGTGAATGACCGATACCATAGCCCTGCACGAAGCCGATGCGGATTTCGGCGGACACTGCTTTCCACCAGCGGCCGTTTACAATTCCCCAGGTCCTATCGGATGGTGTCGCGTGATCCTGCGAGCCGCCCGGCGCAGCCAGGGAAACCAGCATGATGAGACTGAAGGCAAGAGTTTTCATATGCTTCCTCATCGGTGCTTCGACCCGAGCTTTCCATTCTTCTTCTTTCCGGGTGGCCTGCCCATGTTGAGTTCACCGCGTTCCGTGTCCCAATAGGGGCTTTTACACTGCGGACATCGAACCGGCCTGCCCGTCCCTACCCGTTTCACCCAAGCATATTGGCAGCGGCGACAATCGCAAATCCTATCTTTGGATATGGGCACTGCTCGCAAGAATAACATAGTTTTTTCTTGACTAACACTGCTCAATAGAATAGCATACTTTCATGGCCACCGAACGCCTACAGCACCTGGGGTTGGGAGACCTCCGGGGCTCGTGGCGACCTGGGAGCCGGTGCACCGGCCCCCGGGGAAATTCAAAGGAGGATCTCATGATAACGGACTTCTACAAATGCGACGAACACGGCACGTGCGACCGCTGCGGCTGCATATCCAGCAACCTGCGGAATATGGACGGCCAAGCGGTCTGCACTAACTGCCAAGAGGAGCTAGACTCCATCACCTGGGACCTGCGCACCAATTACGTGCCGCTGCTCAGCCCACAAGAGCTGGCCCAGTTTGAGGGCGCGGACACCGTCTCGGAACTCCTGTTCACGGCTCAGGAGCTGGCGTGCGTGGCCTGTGCCTCCACCCGCAAGACCGTACACTCTGACCGGCTGGCCCTGGGCACGGTGCGCGCGGTGTGCTGTGGGGAGGTGGCGTAAATGCCCAACCACAACGGCGTGCTCTTTTGCCTGAATCAGCCCGAGCGCGTGGCCATGAAATATGCGGGCGGCATCCTGAAGGACTGGGGCTACGGGGACCGCGTGCTCTACACTCTCACCGATGGCCGCACCATGCTCTTGGATACCGACACCGCCGCCAAGATCCACCTGGCCGAGATTCAGCCCGGACAGGAGTTCTGGCTCTGTAAGCGCAAAGGGGCGGGAAAGAACGCCAAAACGCGGTGGGATCTGTATCTAGAAGACCCCACCCCAAGGCATGAGGAGACCGGCCTGGAGCGCGACCTTCGACTGTCGATTCACCAGGCGGAGCAGAAACAACGCACCCCGCCGGCGCCCCCTACTGCGCCACGCCCGGCGCCGCTCAAGCACACGCCGGCGGAGGTGGGTAATGGACATGCCCAGCCTATCAGACAGCTCGCCCCCGCGCCACAGCCCCAGCGGCTTCCGTGGCACGATTTCATGGTGGAGCAGGCCAACTGCCTCACCGACGTGTACGCCGCAGTGCTCAGTCACGCGCGGGAAGCCCACGGCGAGGCAGTGACGCCCGACGTGGTACAAAAGCTCGTCACCACGACTTACATACAGCACGCGAAGGGAGGGCGGGGATAATGGATCGCGTGGAGCGTTTCGACGCGAACGCGGAGGTTTTGGAACAAGCCGCACACCGCATTTTCTCGGCGGATCACTCGCGTCGGCTGTTTTACCATCTGGCGCTGTTGGAACTCGCGACCGAGGTCGCGCCCGAAGTCTACGCGGAAGCGATTCAGCGTGCCCTCAAGCGCGCTTTGGAGGCTACACCCCAATGACCCCCGAACAGTTCGCCACCTTCCTGGCCTCGCTCCGCGCCGAGCTGGAGCTGGTCAACCGGGCCATTGCCGCGCTGCAAGAGTTGGTCGTGCGGAGGGGTGACCGGCGGTGAAGCGGCGGCGCCTGTCTATCGACGAGCTGCTGGAGTATCACCGGCGGGCCGGCATTCGCTTGGAAGGGCTTATGGCCGTCTACGCGGAGCTGAAGACCGAGCACCCCGCTTGGCCCGACCCGCAGATTCGCCGGGCGGCTATTTTGCGGCTGATCGCGCGCACGAAAGCCGCGGGAGACAAGCCGCCCGCGGCCCCCTCGGTTTAGGTTTTCGTCCGGGAGCTGGTCTTCTTGCCCGCCGCCTTTTTGGTGGCAGGCATGGATTTCTTGACTCCCGTCGAACGCTTGGTTGTAGGCATGGACTGAGAATAACTCAGAACACGAAGTTTTCAAACGCCGGATTCAATCTTCCTGACCCTGTAATACAGCTTGGTGGCTGTCCTCCGCGGTTGTAAAACGTCAATTGCGGATGCAGCGTCATCGTCACCGTTAAGTACGGATTGGTCGCTGAGAACTGCAGATCCGGGGTGATGCTGACCGTCCGCGCGTTGATTGCCGCGAGCTGGGGATAGAGCGTCATCGTAACGCTGAGCGGCGCGGGATTGGGAATCACGAGCAGCAGCGGGTCCAGGGTGAACGTCGCTGCCCCATAGCTATCGTTGCGGTAGGGCTGCCACCGAATCAGCGGCATGTTGCCGAAATTGACGTAGACCGCCCGGCCTGTATTGGCGGGCCGCGTGCGCTGGAACCGGATGGGTTGGGGCCAGCGGACGATTAGGCCGCTGGTTGCCAAGTACGTCGTGACCAGCGCACCTTCGATGTAAGGCGGCTTCAGGTTCTGCCACCGGGTAAGCGGCTGGTTTCCGAGGTTGGAGAAGGCGGGCATTTACTCGATCACTTTCCCCATGTGCTCGCAAAAGCCCACCATGCTGCCGACGGGAGTTACCAGGTGAAAGGTACGGCCGCGACCGCAGGCGGGACCGTGGCAGCACAGGATCGGCTCAGGCTTCGATTGAGGCGGATAATACACCCAAAAGCATTGGCCTTTCAATCCTGGATCACCACTCGGATTCGCAACAAACGGGCAGCTCCGCTCGACGACGAATTGCACCTTTGCCATAGTCTTACGGCTGCGTCACCAGGAAATAGAACGTATCTTGGGCTCCCGGCGAGGAGAACCGGAACATGATGCAGTTGGCGTTCAGGTCCGTATTCGCAAGGTTGATTCCATAGATTCCGTTCGACAGCTCGGAAACGGCATTGGCGCAATTTCCGAGGGCCGCGAAGTCAAGGGATCGCTGCGCGGTGACCGTGAGCCCTGTTTTCGAGGCGCCGGTCGCGTCGATCATCGGGAACATGAAGTTATTCAGCGCCTGATTCTTCTTCACCATCATCGGCGCGGAGGGAAGAGCAGACAACCCAAACCGCACCGCATCGGTTGGGTCTGCGGCCGTGGTGACGACCATGATCGATACCGGAATGGCATTCGTCGCGGTGAATAGATAGCCGATATCGTTGCCGTTGGTGTCCGCCTGGCTGAGGGCGAGATGATACTGCCCGCCGGCGTCCTCGGTGATTGTACCGGTGACGGATCCCTGGGCGGCGCCGTCAATCGAGCGTTTGCCGGTGACCGTGGCGCCGGTAAGTGCCGCGCCCGTGGTGGCGTTCACCAGGGCGAAATAGACATACTGGCCGGAGGTGTTCTTACGAAGCATGGGGCACCTTTTGGACTTTAACCGCCTCTCGGAGAGCTTCGAAAAGCGGCCTCACATATTGACTGCGCGGGTCAACAGAATTACGTTGCAGAGCCGCACAATTCCATGCGGGACAGGTGTGCAGGTGTTTTTCCAGCGCCTCAAAAAGATAGACAAGGTTAGCCAGGCGCACCTCAGGCGACATAAACCCCTCCCCCCAGAATCGAATTGGCCCGCATGCCCCCGACGATCGCGCCGCCGCCGGCCGCCGGAATGAAGTAGGTGATCCGCTTGATCTCCAGGATCATGTCGTACGGCTCGGCGTACAGCCACTGAACCGTGCCCAGGTCCATTCCCCGCTTCCAGATATATCCGTGGCGGAAGGTGCTTTTGCTGTTCGTCCCCGCGCCGTTGACGAAGGTTCCGATGGAGAAGGGTGACGTGGAGGTGTAACTGGGGCCGAAACTGCCACTCGACGTCGTGAGCTGCACGAGATTTTCGTAAAGCGCGTTACCCCCACTGAGGCCTCGAATCACACCCACCACCTGCCGCTCTGTGTTGTCAAAAGCGTTCGTTGGCGCGTGGGTGAGGGTGTTATTAGCCCCGCCCGCATTCCAGGCCGCCCCTAGACTGGAGCCGCCCGGAAGGTAGAGGTGGTAGCAGTTGAACGGGGACGTACCCCCACTGTTGTAGTTGACGCCGAAAAGCCCCGCGTTATTGGTCGCCCCGGTGTTGATCTGGCCCCGCCAGAGCATCGTGCACTCCTGCGACACTTCCTTTAGCTTGTCCCACGCCGGAATCTGGCACCCGGCGTCGGAGCCGTTGCAGTTGAGCCCGTAGCCGAACTGAAAGCTGCCCCGGACCCCGGCATTCACGAGTGTGATCCGGTTGCCGCTGACCAGGTCGATAAGCGGGCCGCCCATCTCGTTACAGAGGAAACAGGCGATGAGGCCGTTGGCCAGCGGGTGGCCCCAGTTGATAGAGCACGGCATGGGCGGCTTGCGGTTGCCCCAGCTCATACGCTTTGCTCCAACTGGCCCTGGTAAATCACCTTGTGGTTGCCAGCGGTAGAATCGAGGGCGGCGCCCGTCTTATTCTCAATGATGACGCCCCACTTCTCGGGCATCGAGCCGCCGAAGGCCTGGCGCACGGAAAAGGGACCGGCCGTATAGCTCGTGGCGTTGGCGACGGCATTCATAATGACCGGCGGCGGGAGATTCGGGGGCGCGGTTAAAGTCACCGTGCCATCGGTCCCCGTCGCGCCTTCCGGGTAAGTTGGCCCGGCCGTGTCGACGGTCCCAAAGAAATACAGATTCAGATACCCGGTGGCGCTCGTGCCCGAAGCGTTCGTCTTGATCTTCACCATCACCAGGGCGTCTTTGTATAGGTTGGCGGTGTTGTCAACCACCGTCGAGGCCTGCACCACGTTATTGGCATTCGACGCCAAGGTGATGGTGATGGTCTGATTGTCCGTGCCGTATTTCAGCTTGAGATCGGCTGCCATTTCTTCTCCTTATGCTGCCCAGTTCAAATTGACCGCATTCGCCGGAAGGCTGAACGCCTGGCCGCTATTGACGATCTGCGAGGCCGAAAGTAACCCGAACACTTGCAGATTGCCGCCGCTGGAAGCATCAAACGCTCCAATTCCCAGGATCGTGCCCCAGTTGCCCGTGGCTGTGCCCCAATCGATCAGCGTGGCGTTCGTCTTTACCTGGCCCGAACTGGCCGCAAAATTGGTGACGTTGTTTGTTTTGGCGACCCTGGCATAAGAGCCGCCCGAGACTTCGACGCCGCCGCCCGAGGACGTGGGCATCGTGGTGAACAGCGCAAAGTACCAGGTGGCGGGCACGAAGCTGGCCGTGGGCGAGGCTCCCGCGCCGAAGAGCAGATCGTTCAGTTTGTCGCGGAGGTAGTTGGATGCCGCATCTAAGGCCATAGCTATTTCTCTTCTCCCTTTGCGCCCGTCGCGAGGCCTGCTGGCGATTGGGAACCGGACAGGCGCCGCAATCCGATGCGCTTCGCTAGAAAAGCGGCCGGTTCGGGTTCGCGAAGTCCTCTTGCCCATCGCAGCGAATGGTAGACGGCCGACAACACGGCCTCCTCATGCTCCGGAAGTTCCCCGATGTCGAAGCTATTCCAAAGCCGCGCCACCGCCTTAATCTCGACATCGGTGCGTTGGTTGCTTTTCATCGTTCCGCATCCTCCGGCAGGTCCCGAATCACAAACTCGCCCTTCACGGGCCCGACTCCCGACACACGCGCGCCCTCTCCGTTACTCTTCGGATGCTCGGGGCTACCAATGCTTTGCCCAATGCAGACTCCCAGTGCAATGTAATACGTGATCAACGCTCCCAGAATGGCTCCGGCATCCAATTCGTTGGTGGTGCCCCAAAGTTGATCCAGCGCTCCCCGCGCCTCGAGGCCCACATACTCCGGGCAGCTCCGGCTCAACTGCTTGGCAATCTCATGCACCGGCGAGCCGAACCGCACGGCCCGGGCGATGTCACCGGGCTTCACTGTCTCTTCCATGATCATAAGATCATCCTCAATGGCCAGGCCTGTACTTCCGCCGATGATGGTGAGTGATGTTCTGTCAGCTCCGCCTCAAACTGTGATAAGTCCTGATCGGCAAGCGCGGCAATCCGTGGGATCAGGCATTGCACCTTGACGCCGCGCTCTGTGACGCCTTCCCAGACGCGGCAGTCGATGCCAGAAGCGTTGACAATTCTCGTTGTGCTCTCGATAGTGATTTTCATGTGAACCTCAATAGAAAACTGGACCTACTCTGCCCACTGGCCCCCGGCTGGAAGCCCACAAACTGGTACTTCTGTCCGTTGAGGATCAGCCCCAACGGCCCCACCTGGTCGGTAGAAACAATCCCATCCCAGATCTTGCCGACAATCGACGGCGTGTCGGTCGCATTCTTCCCCATCATCACAAGCGCCCCCTGCAGTAGCGGTTTTCCATCCGGCGTCAAGAGCGGAATGGTCCCCGGCGAGCGGAACTGCATCAGCCGCGGGAATCCCCCGGAATTGTTGTAGGTCGCCGGCGGCGCATCGAGCGACGTGGTGATCGCTCCAAAGGTGGCGGTGTACTGAGTCGCACTCGGCAGCACGTGCGGCCCCACCACGAAGACGGCGAAGGCTCCCTGGTAGTCCGTGGGGATGTAGGGCGCGGAGGCGAAAAGCGACCGCCCTTCGATCGGGTAATTGTCGGGCGAGCCGTCCCCGATCCAGAACTGATATCCGTTGGCCACGATGGTGTACTGCTGAATCGGCGGCCCCGTGAAGGGGATCACGTCGAGCGCATACTCCGCGGCGCCGCCCGAGAAGATCGTGAAATCGAAGAACAGCCGGCCGTCGTTCGCCACATTGAAGACCAGAGGCGGGTATTTCGCCGTGATCTTCACTTTGTACTGCGCGGAGTTCAGGCCGTCCGTCTGCGCCAGCGATTGAAATTCGTAGCCGCCGCCGTCCACCACCCCCGCGATGCCAAACGAGCCATCGGCCTGGAGACCCGGAAAGTTCAGATCCGCGCCCGCTACCTTGCCCGTGAGCACGAGCGCCAAGGTGCTCGGCGGCCCAATAGAGCCGAACACCGAGCAGTTGTACTGGGTATTTCCCTGGATGGCCGAGGCCATATTACCCAGACTGGCGCCCGGCGTGGTGTCGAGCGGGACCATTACGCAGTTCGGCCCTGACACGCCGGTCTCATTGTGCGGATTGTAGATAGAGAAAACCGTGGAGTTCACCTGCACCCACATCTTGCTGCACGTTACGTTTGGCCCACTGCCTGGCGTCGCATCCGGCACGGTCGGGAACCCTAGCGGATACTGGATCGTCCCCGAGGGCGCGATGCTTTGAATCACACTCCACCCCACCGCGGGCAGCAGGTCGTAAAAGGCGTCGATCACGTTGCGGGACGGGATCACGTCGTTTACCACCCGCATGCCGCGGGAAGAGGCGAAGTGTACGGAGAAGTCTTCTAGGGCTGGCATTACCGCTGCCTCCGCGCCCGAAGAATCTCGTCTGCTTCGCGGACCAGCGCGTCCAGTTTCTTCTCCTGGTATTCGACCGCGTCCAGGTGCTGCTCGATGATTTGCCGCGCCTGATACAATTCTTTCCGGATCTGCACGAGCCTAAACTCGGCGCCCCCTTCGCGCTTAAGTAGTGCGTACCGAGCACGGGCTCGCGTTTTTTGCGCCTCCTGATAGTCGGGATTGGCGCGGTAGTGGAGCTGGTTGAACGTCAGGTGTCGATTGACTCCCGTGGGATTAGGCATCACCTTCCCCTCCGCGCGGCCCTGGCTCCTACTCTTCTCACCAGATCTCTTCGATATTCTTTACAGCTTTCACAAAGACAATGCTCACAATGCTGGTGAAACTCCACCGCCCCGCCGAACAGCGACCCCAGTAGAAAAACACCGAGCACAGCCAGAAGCTCCCAAAGCAGCATCACTGCACCTCCGACAGCACATAGCCCGCCTGCTCAATGTTGCGGTGGAGCGTGGCAAGGTTCTCGGCAAATAAGGTGTTGTGATCATGGCGTAGCACCCAGCAAAGGGCGTCGAGCGCTCCGTGCGCGGCGGCTTTCGTGGGTGCGTCGGGCCAGGATACGGGCAGGTCCGTCAGCGCCGCTTTCAGGATGTCGTGCGCCCGCTGAATGGACCGCCGGTCTCGCAGCTCTTTAGTACGCGACATTTCCCGCACCTCCCGGAGGACTGGCGACGAGCAGGTAGAGCGACGCAAACCAGCTCGACCCTCCTCCAAACGTTGAATTTGACATCGTGTCCCCCATGTAGTTGATCCACTTCGCCGTGTACGGTTTTCCGTTGGTGTCGAGCTCGGTGGAGATGTACGTCGCGTCCATGGGCATATCGCGCGACATCACGAAGGCGTCCCAGATCTGGCCCTGAATCTGGTAATTCCAGCCAATCAGCGCATCGAAGAAAATCGGGTTCCCTGTGTTCGGCCCGGCCGGGTTGTACTTGATCGTGCGTGGATCGATGTGCGCCGAATAATCGGTGTTCTCCGTCCCGGTGACCGGGAAAATGCGCAGCGAGCCCGAGTAGGCATCCTGATTCGTCGGCGGCGGAAGCGTCACTACTTCGTTGATCGAGAACGAATAGCCGATCACACAAAACCGTCCGTTGCGGAAGCCATCGATCGAGCCGCCTCCACTCCACCAGAGATCCGTAATGGGTGGCTTGGTGCTGAGGTCCGCGCTGCACTCGGTGGCCACATCGGGAGGGAGCGAGGGGATGCCGCACGCCATGTTGTGCGCGGTGGCGCCTGTGGCCGGCGCGCTGGCCGTGTAACCGGGAAGCGAGATCCAGAGCTGGCAGCAGCCGGCCAGCACCTGGTAGCCGATGGCGGACAGTTGGCTGACACCGTAGATGATCGGATGGGACGCGCCCGCGACTTCGTGCGTAAAGCTCATCATCTGGATTTGGATCACCGGGTAGTTCTGCACGCCGAAGGTTTTGCCCTGGTCTTGAATGAGACACTTGGCGCTGAGACTCTGCGGCGGGGGCGACATCAGCGCGTACACAAAGCCATTCGTCACGCTCCGCACGTGCGTCCACCCGACCGAGAGCAGGATGGTGTCGAGGTCCGCCCGTAAGTGGGCGGAGGTGTCGCAGCGGGCTTTGGTAAAACGCACGGCCTTCTGGGTGAACGCGACGGCCATTAGGCTCCTACCGTGGCGTGTTCGCCGAATATAATCCGCCGCGCTTCGACCCTCGTCGCTTCCGGTATTTTGGCAACGTCATGAAAGGTCCAGTCGAGTTCCGCTAGGGAATACGCCAGTGCCATGGCCTGTTGCTTCGTTAACCCCTTTCGTACGGCCATGGACGTAGGGACGTGGGTCACCGTGAAAACATCAAGGGAAAAATCCTGGGTCGTTTTACGGTAATCACCATGGACGGCGAGGTTTCCAAGAACCAGCACTTGTTTGAGCCTCTTCCGCTGGCCTGTGTATTCCTTCGTCGCAGCATCGCCAAGCCGCAAGGTAATCGCCTTGCGTTTCCATTTCAGGTTGATCGGTATGGGTTCAGGCATACTCCCTTTCTCCAAGGGTCAGAGCGACCCCTCCGTTTTTTTCGTGACACACGATATCCGCGATCGCGTGCGCTTCCCAGATGCGGTCCACCACCGAGATGGGATCGTCGGTCACGAGGTAACCGGTCCTTCCGTTGGCTCCGCATTTGTGGCAGCGCCAGTGCTGGAACGATTCGAAGTAAGGCCCCGGTGCTTTTTTGGTGGCGATGCTGGTTATACGCGCCATGTGTTTTTCAGGGGACCCGGCCAGTAGACCAGGCCCCCCCTCTTCAACGTGTCTGACTAAACCCTTTACTCATGTGAGTACGCCCGACCCGTACCCTGGTCTCGCTACAGCCGCGCCTGTAGCCGCGCTTCTAGAGGCCCCCAGGCGACGCCTTTCGGGAGCGACTTAGACCGTCACCGCCTTCCCCATCGCCCGTTGAGATTGGGACCTCCGAAATGTGATGATCTTTGAGAACGCGCTCCGCCCATTGGTTGAGCGTGCGGCGACTGTTGGACCATTCCGACAGACCGAGCTTGGCTTGGTTCCACGCCACCAAGATAGCGGCCTCCATTACAGTCACAGGGCTCTCGGAGTTTATTTCCCTCGTGAGCCGCGTCAGCCGCTCGTTATAGGTCTCAACGTTCAGCATTTCGCCGCCTCCTGGTCATGAACCACCTGCACTTTGACTCTGCTCCGCCCGAGCGAAATCTAGAGCCCATTCCAAAATCAAACCGAACGACCGCGGCCCGTGCTCATGGCCCGGCGGCCGTGGCTCTTTTTTGCCCAATGCGTTGCGGTTGAGCCCGCGGAATTGGCCGGCCACATAAAGAAGAAAAGCGATCATCTTTGCCGGCCCGACAATGCGTACCAGACGCCACACCAGAATTCGATCTGTCTTGCGCTCGCGGCTTACTGCTTCGCTCGCAAAGCCTGTGTGTTTGTAGGCCTGCTGCATACCCGGCAGTTCGCTGAAACAGAGTTCGAAGGCTTCCTTTTGTTCCGGCGTGAGAATGCGTAAATCGGGGTCTTCGGCTGCGGGTAGGTGCCCATTTGACTTCTCACCATCCAAAGGAGCAGTTCGTACGGGCGCGCTAGGGGCATCAGAGTGACCGCTCGCCCGCTTCTCTTCGCCGCCGTTAAGGGGGGTTACGAGCAATAAGGTTGCGCTTGTTTGTGTGCGGCCGTTTCGGGCTTCGTGCGGAGTTCCGTTTTGACTTTGTACGGACTCGCGAATTGTCTGCACATACAATTGCAGCGGGGCGAGGAGCGGCTCACACCGGGCGCGGCGGGCGGCGGCTTCCTCCGGGGTTTCCCCCTTTTTGATGTGCTCCTGATGATTGGGCTTGACGGCGAACCGGGTAAGTAGGGTATCCTGTTCCTGTTCTATGACCCTCCGGCGCGCCGCCATCAGAGCCGAATACAGCTTCTCGTCGAGGTCCGAAATCGACTCCCAGGCTTCCGCCAATTCGCGCTTTCGTTCCTGAGGCCAATCCTTTATTTGCTTGACGATAGACGGGGGCAAATTGTCTGTACAGACAATTTCCTTTCCTTTTTCTTCGCCCTGTGGCTCGGGCACATTTCCCGCCCAAAATAGCCGCCGGTCTCCTTCCTCTTTGGTC